GCGCCAATCCTCGAGCTGGTCGTTCGTCCAGATGATCGCTTCGCGCACGGCATCGCGCAGCCGCTCCGCCGACATCTCGGCGGGGATGCGACGGGCCTTTCGGAGATCGGCGACGTCGACGTCGGGAAACCAGCCGTCATTGACGATCGGCGCGCCATCGGGCGCGGCGGGCGGCGGCGTGAGGATGGGCGTGCAGGCAAAGGTGCTCATGCCAGCACCAGCGTCGCTGTGCGGGCCATGAAGAAGACGACGCCCGCAAGGGCAGCGACGCCGATCGTGATGCTGGCGCAGCAGCGGCTCAGGCGAGTCGTGATCGCCGCCTCGACCACCGCCCGCGCCATTGCGATAGCGCAGGCCAGAAGGCCAACGATGCTGACTAGGATAGCGGCGGACATCGGATCGCGGTTCCTTCGGCGTCCCCGGCAAACGGGGGTGGGGACCGGGTCCGCGACGGCCCTCAGCCCGAAGGCCCTCCCGTCACGCGCGATCCGCCCCCGAGCGCCGGGGGCGAGCTGGTTAGGCGCCCTGCTGGGGCGCGGGTTCGGTGGTGGTGGTCGTGGTCGTGGCGGGGGAGGGAGCGGCCGCGTCGAGCAGCTTTTCCAGCTTCTTGATGTTACCCTTTACGCCAGCCCGTTCATCGAGCTGGTGCGCGCGGCGCAGCGCTTCGAGCGCCTTGCCGAAGGCCGGGCGCTGATCGTCGGCGGACAGCAGCGCCTCGGCAGCAAGCGCGGTCTCCTGGCCGATCGCCTTGTAGAGCTTGGCGCGGATCTGATCGTGCATGTCGGCGCCCTCGGTGAGGCTTTCGACGGCCCAGAGGATGCCCAGCTCGAAGCGAGTGCCGGCAGCCTGCGCCTTGATCGCGGCGGTGGCGATTTCCTCGGTCACGAGGGCGGCGGTGGTGCGCTGGTAGCGCGCCGGCATCTGCAGATCGTGGAGCAGCATGTACTCGGCCAGCTCGATCGCGCCGCGATATTCGCCGACGTCGATCAGCCAGACCATGATGGTGGGGATGACTTCGTCCGCTACCGTCTTGCCGGCCTCGGCCGCCGCCGCCACGCGCGCCATCACCCATTCGCGATAGGCGGGCAGCATCTCGCGCTTGGCCTCGATCTTCTTCTCGATCGACTGGATAGCCTTGAGCCGGCGCATGTCGTGAACCAGGCGGAGCATGATCTGGGCATCGGGGCCCTCGCCGAGCGACGGGTCCACGGTGGTGGGATCATCGATCGCCGCCCGCGCCGCGTGCTGCAGGGTGTGCAGGCGCGCGGGGCTGGCGGATACGATGGGGGAGGCGAGCAGGGGTTCCTGCCCGCCCTCGCCCTTCGGCGCGGCAACGACGGTGCTGGTGTGATCGGGCTTGGCCGAAGCGGCGAAGCGGTCACGATGCTGGCGAGCTGGGCTCATGGTGCGTTCCGGTGCTGAGTGGGGTGAGGGCGGGCAGACTTGACGCAGAGCCTCAGCTCTTCGGGCCAAGCTTGATGTTCTCGACCAGGGCGGCCTTGCCGTATTCCTCGACGACGAAGGCGTCGTTCACGCTCTCGTAGTTGGCGACCTGGTCGTAGGCCGATTCCTCGACGATGTTCCGGCGCGCCGAACCCGTCTGCTGGTAATAAGACAGGTTGCTGAGGCTGGTGACCATCAGCGCGTTGGCCGGGAAGTTCGGCACCTGCATGGTCGGCTTGCCGCCAAGCTGGCGGCTCGACAGGATCACGTCGCGCGCGAGGATCTCGGTGGCCGTGTTGCCGGCCTCGCTGACGATCTTGAAATACTTCTCGTGAACAAGATCGCTGCCGACGATCACCACCAAGTCGGTCGCGCCGCGGAACTGCTCGTGCAGCAGGTTGTGGATCACGTCGAAGACGAGGGCGTCGAGGTTCTCATAGTCGGCGCTGCCGCTGTCCGACACATAGACCTTCGCCTGATCGAGGCCGCCATGCGACAGGACGCGGCTCGGCGCGTAGGTCCGCATCTTGTAGAGCCAACCATAGTTGACGTCCTGCAGCAGCGGATAGGTGACGCGGTCGGTCTGCGCCTTGGCGTCCACACCGTTGAAGCCGATGGTGATGATGTCCTGCGCCTTCTGGACCAGCACGGCGTCGCGGCAGAGCTGCTGGAATTCCGGGCGATGCGCCCAGGCGTCGAGCAGCGCATAGGGCCACGCATAGTCGTAGTCGGTCTTCTTGCAGACATACTGGTCGATCGGATCGCTGCCGAACGGACTGGTTGGACGACGGCGGTTGCCGGGAACCGAGAGATCCGTGCGGCCCGCAAGCGTGCGGGTGACGCCCACGCCGACGCGGTCGCCGATCTGCGCGGCAACCGGGATAACGTTGATGCGCGACAGGAAATCGCTGGTGGTCTGCAACTTCGTCAGAAGCTTCTGCTCGATCGCCGGGGCGACCGAGAAGCTTTTGATCTCGGTCGAGCCGGGGGCGAAGAAATGGCCGTCGAGGCTGTTCAGCTTGGCGAGCTGGCCAAGGTACGAATTGAACAGCACGCGGGTGTGGTTCTGCATGGAAGGTGCTCCGGGGTGCGGGGGAGGGGCGCTGGCGGTGGGGTGAGGGCAGCGGCGATCAGCAGTCGGTGAGGTGCTGGCCGCCGCCGCCGCTGGCCGGCGGGCGGCTGAACCCGGCGGGCGTCGCTTCGAGCTTGCCCTTGAGGTCCGCCATCTCGCCGCGGAATTCAGCGATGGCATCGTGCGCAGGCTTCACCGCCGCGGCGACCGCATCACCCATGGCCTTGGTGAAGGCATGGGCGTCGAAATTGTCGTTGGCGGGCTTGGGCGCCGGCTCGGCCTTCTGTTCCTGCTGCTCGGCCTGGCGCCCGAACATTGCGGCGAGCTTCGAGAAACCGGCGACGATCGCGTCGGCGACGCCCGCCGTACCCTGGTCGAATTCGATCGCGACGGCTTGATCCGAGGCGCTGAAAATGGTCCCCGGCGCGGTGCGCGAGAACTGCAGCTTCTGGGTGCCGATCGAGGCGGGGGTGTCGGTGAATGCCAAGCCGACCAGACCGACTTTGCCGGTGCCGGCATAGTCCGGGGTCAGCTCGACGGACGGGTAGGGCTTCTGACCATTGGCCGAGAGCTTCACCAGGTTGTCGTTCGCGTCGACCTGCACATAGAGCGCGCGGCGCTTCTCGGACTTGCCGTCGATGGTGAAATCATCGTCCTGCGCCTTGACGGCGGCGACGTCGCCATAGCCGTTGAACGGCGGCTCCGGGCTGAACCCGGCGATATGCTCGATGTTGATGCGCGGCGAATAGGTGTCGCGGTTGAAGGTCGCGACCACGTCGTCGATCATCTCGTCGGTGATGGTGCGGCCGTCGCTGATCGTCTGGCCGGCGACGAAGGCGCGGAAGAACTTGGAGAGTTTGGCCATGGCGGTGCTGGTCCCTGAGTGATCGAGCCGAGGCGGCGTTTGACCAGGCGAACAGGGACCGGATTGGCATCTCTTCTCAAGCGAGCGCCCTTGTGAAATGCCCGTTTCACAAGGGGCGGCGCTCAGTGAGGGCGCTCAGGCATGGCTAGGTTCGGGGCGCCATGCATCCCGCCGACGAACCTTTGCCAGCATCGACGATGCCGATCCCCGTGGATGCGCGGCGGAAGGCGCGCAGCCTGTACTGGCGCTACTGGACGATCACCCAGATCGCCGAGGAGCTGGCGCTTTCGCGCGCGACGGTGGAGTCCTGGCGGCAGCGCGATCGGTGGGACGATGCGCCGGCACTCACCAAGATCGAGGATGCGATCGAGGCGCGTATCGTCGGGCTGGTCGACAAGGACAAGAAGACCCCCGGAGATTTCAAGGAAATCGACCTGCTCATGCGCGCGGTCACCGCCGCCGCGCGAGTGCGCCGCTATGAGGCGCCGGGCGGGCACGAAGGCGATCTGAACGAGAAGGTCGGCAACCGCAACGCGGGTGAGAAGAAGAAGGCGAAGACCAACTATTTCACCCGTGAGCAGGTGGAGGAGCTGGAGCGCATCTTCCACGACGAGCTGTTCGGCTATCAGCAGGATTGGTGGGACGCGCGCGACCAGCGCACTCGCATGATCCTGAAATCGCGCCAGATCGGCGCAACTTGGTATTTCGCCCGTGAGGCGCTGCTCGATGCCCTGCGCGGGCGGGGCAACATGATCTTCCTGTCGGCCTCGAAGAGCCAGGCGCACATTTTCCGCAACTACATCATCCAGTTTGCGGCGCGCGTTGGCGTGAAGCTGCAGGGCGATCCGATCGTGCTCGATGCGGAAACCCTGCCCGATGGCGAGGATCTGCCGCAGCTGATCTTCCTGGGCACCAACGCGCGCACCGCGCAGGGCTATCACGGCAATTTCTACTTCGACGAGTTCTTCTGGACCTATGGCTTCGAGGAGCTGAACAAGGTCGCCAGCGGCATGGCGATGCACAAGAAGTGGCGGAAAACCTACTTCTCGACGCCGTCGACCGTCGCGCACCAGGCGCACCCCTATTGGACCGGCGAGCGCCGCAACCGCCGCGTGAAGAAAGAGAATCGGGTCACGATCGACACCGGGCATGGCCGCTTGAAGGCCGGCGCGGTGTGCGAGGACAATATCTGGCGCCAGATCGTGACGATCGAGGACGCCGAGGCGCGCGGCTGCGACCTGTTCGATCTGGACGAGCTGCGCATCGAATATGCGCCCGACGAATTCGCCAACCTGCTGATGTGCCAGTTCGTTGACGACAGCCTGTCGGCCTTCAAGTTCAACGAGCTGCAGCGCGCGACCGTCGACAGCGTCGTCGATTGGCTCGACGTGCAGCCGCTAGCCTCGCGGCCCGTGGGCACGCGGGCCGTGTGGGCCGGCTATGATCCGCAGGAGAGCGAGAACGGCGACAATGCCGCGCTGGTGATCGCGCTGCCGCCGGAGGGGCCGGGGGGCAAGTTCCGGCTGCTCGAGAAATATCAGCTGCGCGGGCTCGATTACCAGGCGCAGGCCGAGTTCATCCGCCAGCGGCTCGCCCGCTACAACTGCACCTATCTGGGCATCGACGCCACCGGCATCGGTTCGGCCGTCTACCAGCTGCTCAGCGGCACCGTGCGCGGCTGCACCAAGATCGAATATTCGCTCGAGTCCAAGGCGCAGATGGTCATGAAGGCGCAGCATAGCTTTGCGCGCGGCCGCATCGAATTCGACGCGAGCTGGATCGACGTGCAGTCGAGCTTCCTCAGCATCAAGAAGGCGCTCACCGGCTCGGGCAAGGCGATCACCTTCAAGACCAGCCGCGGCGACGAGAGCATCGGCCACGGCGATCTGGCCTGGGCGGTCATGCACATCCTCATCAACGAACCACTGGACGGCAGCGCGCGGCCGCAGACGCGCTTGGAGATTATCGATGGCGAAGCGGAACCGGACGCGGCGGATGTCCCGGCAGGAAGCGGCGGGGGCGTCGTCTGGGGCTTTGGTCGCGACGAAGGAGGAGACCAGCTCGGGTGGCCTGGCGTTCAGCTTCGGCGATCCGGAGCCGGTGCTCAATCGGCGCGAGCTGCTCGACATGGCCGAGTGCTGGCACAACGGCCGATGGTACGAACCGC